CACAAAGAGAAGCTAATTCTAAACGCAGAGGAAGATCATCAACTATTCTAACTACTGGAACAGGTCTTAACGATACTCCAGAATTACAATCGACAACTTTATTAGGTGGTTAATATGAAAAGCATGACAGCTCCAATGTTTGAATTTATTGCACAGCAAAGTAAAATACAAAATAATAGTCCAGCATCACCAGCTGTTCAATCATCACCAGCAGGACAGGCTGTAAAAAATAATTATGTATCACGTAGAAGAGCAAAGCAGCTTCAGTCTGCTGCTCCTTTAAATAATACAACAACTTTATTAGGAGGTTAATCATGGGGAAACCAATGGCAGCAATAGGAATGGCTACAGGAATTTTGGATAAACCAAAAGCACAGGTACAGCCGCAAGTCGCTGCTCAAATGAATTCACCTCAACCAACATCAGCACCAACAGGACCAACAGCAGCTGAGATGGAACAACAAAGATTACTTAATGCAAAACGTAGAGGAAGAAAAGCAACCATCCTTACTTCAGGAACAGGAGTGAGCGATACAACTACTTTAGGTTATACAAGTATTTTAGGATAATAATGCAAAACGAACAATTAAGAAAACTCTCTAAAGAATTAAAAGATAACCTTTCACGATTACAAGAACAAAGAAGTAATTTTGAAAGTCATTGGCAAGAAGTCGCTGATGTTATGTTACCTAGGAGAGCTGATATTACAAAAGAACGAGCAAAAGGCGACAAACGTAACATTGAAATATATGACTCAACTGCCATTCATGCTCTCGAACTTTTGGCATCTTCCTTACATGGAATGCTTACTTCATCTGCACAGCGTTGGTTTTCTTTAAGATTTAAAGAGCCAGCAGCAAATGATGTAGATGAAGCAAGAGAATGGTTAGATGATGTTACGAATAGAATGTATGTTGCATTTTCACGTTCAAATTTTCAACAAGAAGTATTTGAATGCTATCACGATCTAATTGCATTTGGCACAGCTTGTCTTTTAATTGAAGAAGATAAAGAAGATACATTAAGATTTTCATCAAGACATATTAAAGAACTTTACATTATGGAAAATGCTAAAGGATATGTTGATACAGTTTATAGAAAATTTAAATTATCAGCGGCAGCAATAGTAAATAAATTTGGAATTGATAATGTAAGTTCAAACATTCAAACCATATTTAAAAAATCTCCAATGGATGAAATATCTTGCGTTCATGTTGTTAGACCAAGACCAATGTTTAATGACAAAAAAATGGACAAAAAGAATATGCCATACGAAAGTATTTATTTTGAATATGAGAATGGTCACATTATTAATATAGGAGGATTTAAAGAACTTCCTTATGTTGTTCCAAGATATTTAAAAGGCTCTTCAGAAATTTATGGAAGATCTCCAGGAATGAATGCTCTTCCTGATGTTAAAGTTTTAAATAAGATTGTTGAGATTTCATTAAAAGCAGCAGCTAAGATGGTGGACCCACCATTATTAGTTCCTGATGATAGCATGATTATGCCTGTGAGAACTTCTCCTGGCTCTATAAACTATTACAGATCTGGATCGAGAGACAAAATTGAACCATTACAAATTGGTGCAAACAATCCTCTTGGCTTAAATTTAGAAAATCAAAGAAGAGATAGTATTGCTAAGATTTTTTATGCAGATCAGATAATGATTTCTGAAAACAGAAATATGACTGCGACTGAAGTTACTCAACGTAATGAAGAGCGTATGAGAATTTTAGGACCAGCATTAAGTAGATTGCAAACAGAATTATTGCAGCCAATGATTTTTAGAGTATTTAATATTATGTTAAGAAATAAACTATTTCCTCAAGCTCCAGAAATTTTACTAGGTCAAGAAATTGATATTGAATATGTATCACCATTATTCTTGGCTCAAAAATCTACACAACTTTCTTCTATTATGAGAGGATTAGAAATATTTGGATCACTTGGACAAGTAGCTCCTGTGGCAGATTATTTAGATGAAAATGGTTTAGTAAAAGAAATAATTAATATTTTAGGATTACCTGCCAAAATGATTAAATCAGATGCGCAAGTAAGACAGAAGAGAGAGCAACAAGCGCAAATGCAACAAGAACAAATGCAAATGCAACAACAGATGCAACAAGCTGAAATGGCTCGTAATGCAGCACCAATGGTAAAGGCTCTCAATGGACAACAACCACCACAACAATAAAAAATTTCTCGATCTCATAGACGATTATAAAATTATATTCGGATCTGAGAGCGGAAAACGAGTTCTAAGCGATCTCGAAAAAAGATGTCATGAATATACGACTACTCATCAAAAAGGAGATAGTCATGAAAGCGCCTTCTTAGAAGGTCAGCGATCAATTCTAATCTTTATTAAAAACGCTTTAGTAAAAACTAACAACTAAATAAAAAATGGAAAATCAGACAACTGCACCTGCTCAAACAGGTCAATCTGATGCTCAACAAAGTGTTGCGTCATCAGCTCAAGCTAATGCAAGTTCAATATCATTAGCATCGCCTGTATCTCAGGCACCTACACAGGAAACAAAAATAGATTTTAAAACTCTAATTCCTGAAAGTTTTAAAACAGAAAAATCATTACAAAATTTTAATGATATGGAGAGTTTTGTAAAAAGTTATCTTCATGCACAAAAATTAGTTGGTATGGATAAAATTCCTGTACCAAATAAATATGCAACAGAGGATGATTGGAAAGAAGTGTTTAAGAAATTAGGCGCTCCTGAAACTCCTGACCAATACAAATATTCATTTAAAGAAGGAGAAGTAGATCCTCAATCTTTAAAAGTATTTAATGAAACCGCACATAAATTAGGATTACTTCCTAAACAAGCGGAAGGATTAATAAAATTTTATAATGAGTTAAATCAGAATGCGGCTCAGTCTGAACAAGTACAAGCTAGCGCTGCAAGAACTGAAGCTGAAACAACTCTTAAAAAAGAATTTGGACCAGAGTTTAATAAAAGAATAGATCAAGCAAAAAGGCTTGCTCATTCTACACTAGGTCAAGAATTTCTAAACAATACCATTTTAAAAGATGGTTCAAGGCTTGGTGATAATGTTGCTTTAGTAAAAGCATTCTCACAACTTGCCGATAAATTGTCAGAAGATGAGATCGTTCAAGGAGAAGGTCAAGGTTATCAAACTGCAAGCGATATACAGCGAGAGATTGATACTCTTACGGAAGAAGGCTCACCTTATTGGTCAGCAGGTCATCCGAACCATAAGAGAACTGTAGATGAAGTTTACAAACTTAGACAGTTATTAAATGGCTAACGATAAAGAATTCATAAATCCAGTTGAAATAAAACTAGAGTGTCTAAGAATTGCTACTGAGTTCGGTACAGAAAACGAACGCAGAGATCCAATTCAAGTTGCTCAAAATTATTTTGACTGGGTAATGAGTGAAAAAAATTCTACGAGAAAATCTGCAAAGACCTCAAAGAAAAACGATGAAGTGTAATCGTTAAATACACAGGCGAGATCCAGATTTCTGGAAAATCAAACCGATTAATCAAACTTAAACTAACAATAAAGGAGAATGACTTATGTCATCACAAATAACTACAGCTTTTGTACAACAGTATTCAAACAATGTACAAATGTTGTCACAACAAAAAGGTTCTCTTCTTAGAAATACTGTTAGAGTTGAAAGTGTGATCGGTGAAAATGCTTTCTTCGATCAAATTGGAAGTGCTACAGCTACAACTCCTCACACGAGACACGCTGACACTCCACTTTCTGATACTCCACACAGCAGAAGAAGAGTAACATTAGTTGATTATGAGTATGCTGATCTTATCGACAACCAAGATAAATTAAGAACTCTAATCGATCCAACTTCATCTTACGCACTAGCAGCTGCTTACGCAATTGGTAGAGCTACAGATGATTTAATCATCGCTGCTGCAACTGGAACAGCTTACACAGGTGTTGCAGGTGCAACTTCTACAGCTCTTCCTAACGGTCAAAAAATAACTGAAGCTAGCACAGGTGGTTTAACAATCGCTAAATTAAGAAATGCTAAAAAAATTCTTGATTTAGGAGATGTTGATCCTTCTATACCTAGATACATCGTAGTTGGTCCAAACCAAGTTGCCGATTTATTAGGTGATACAAACGTAACTAGCTCTGACTACAATACAGTTAAAGCTCTTGTGAATGGTGAAATCAATACATTCATGGGTTTCAACTTTATTATGTCTAACAGACTAGCTAAAGCATCAAGCAAGAGAACTTGTATTGCATACGTGCAAGATGGTTTATTGCTTGCTCAAGCTCAAGGCATCAATACACGCATAGATGAAAGAGCAGACAAATCATACGCAACTCAAGTGTATGTATCTGCGACTATGGGTGCAACTCGTATGGAAGAAGCAAAAGTTGTTTCTATCGAAGCATACGAAGCATAATTGATTTGACTATTTCTTAGTCATTTTGGGGGAGGCGTAATTGCCTCCTCCTTCAATTTAAATCATGTTTAAAACTTATTCTCTCGTGAGCGTAATCTGCTCACCATTGTTAACTCAATGCCTGGAGGTAAAACATAAAGATTTATATTTTAGTAACCAAGCCTGCAACGATGCAGCACACAAAGTAAATTTAAGGATTGTATATCCTCAAACCAGAATTAAAAATTATTGTAAGGAAAAATATATATGGCAAGTGTAATAGAAATTTGTAACTCAGCATTAAACTTATTAGGAGCTTCTACTATTTCATCTTTATCAGATGACAGTAAAAATGCTCGTTTATGTAATCAAAGATATGAGCCAATTAGAAATAAAATATTTAGATCACATCCTTGGAACTGTTTAATTAAAAGAGTTGAACTTGCTCAAGATGCTACAGGACCAGCTATAGAATACGATTACTCCTATACATTACCTTCTGATTGTTTAAGAGTTTTAAAAATTCACAATGGTTCTACAGACAGTATTAATTCAGATCTTGATTATAAAATTGAAGGAAGAAAATTAGTTACAAATCAAGGAACTATTTACCTTGTGTATGTAGCATTAGTTACTGATCCAAATGAATTTGATGTTGCTTTACAAGAAGCTATTGCTGCACAAATGGCAGCCGATCTTGCTTATGCAATAACTAATAATGCAACTCTTGCAAAAAATTATCAAGAACAAGCCGATGAGCGTTTAAGAGAAGCTAGATTTGTAGATGCTACTGAAAACAGCTTAGGCGTTATAGAAAGTAATGAATTTGTGGATGCGAGGTTATAATGCCAAGAACAACTCTTGCATTATCATCTTTCGTATCTGGTGAGCTTGGTCCAAAATTAGAAGGAAGAACAGACTTTGATAAGTATAGAACTGGCTGTAAAACTTTAGAAAATTTTATAGTTCATCCTCAAGGAGCTGCAACAAGAAGAGTTGGAACTAAATTTGTTTCAGAAGTCAAAACATCTGCTAACAAAACAAGATTAATTCCTTTTGAATTTTCAACAACACAAACTTACATTTTAGAATTTGGAAATCAGTACATTAGATTTTATAAAGACAAAGGAAAAATATTATCAGGAGGATCTGCATACGAAATTGCAACTCCTTATTTAACAGCAGAACTATTTGAAATTAAATTTGCTCAGTCTGCAGACGTTTTATATATTTGTCATCCAAATCACGCTGTTAGAAAATTATCAAGAACAGGACACACTTCCTGGACATTAGAAGAATTACTATTTAGCTATGGTCCATATTTAGATGAGAATTCTGAAACAACTACAATATCAGTTGCATCTGTTAATGGAACAGGAGTAACAGTAACAGCTTCTTCAGTTACAGGAATAAATAATAATACAGGATTTCAAACAACAGATATTGGAAGATTAATTCACGTTGGATATGGAATTGGTTATGGAGAAATTGTTTCAAGAATAAGTACCACTCAAGTTACAGTAGATATTGAAGAGACATTTGCACCAAAAGTTGATCCTAGTAAATTATCAAAAGACATTTCATCTTCTGACACAACTATTACAGTTGATAAAATAACTGATTATGCAACATCAGGAACTATAATTATTGATGATGAAAAAATTACTTATTCTGGAGTCAATACAACAGATAAAACATTTACTGGATGCACAAGAGGAACGTCTGGCACAACAGCAACATCACATAGAATTTCATCATACGTTTATAGCTCTGACAATTCAGCAACTACTAAATGGTCATTAGGAGCTTTTTCTGGAACAACAGGACATCCTGCTTGTGTTTCGTTTTTTGAACAAAGATTAGTTTTTGCAGGAACAAGTACAGAGCCACAAACAATTTATTTTTCAAAGTCTGGTGATTATGAAAATTTCTCAGCAGGAACATTAGCTGATGATGCGATGATTTATACAATCGCTTCAAATCAGGTTAATAGAATTAGATATTTAAAAGCACAAAGAACTTTAATTATAGGAACAACAGGAGGAGAATTTACAGTATCAGCAGATGGAACTGACGCAGCTGTAACTCCAACAAATGTAACAATTAAAAAACAAAGTTCTTTTGGAACAGCAGATGTAGATGCTTTGCCTGCTGGTAATGCAATATTATTTTTACAAAAAGCAAA